CGATTGTATAAGTACTATTTGCACCTGATGGGAAAGTTGTTGTACCACCTGATGTAAAGTACCAAGTACTACCATCATACCACATTGGATAGACGTAGACATATACCGCCTTGTCATTTGCAGGTGCGGTGTTTGCCATACTTATCTTAACTCCAATCTTTACATCGGTACACTTCCATTGACGCAACCCAACCGAATCTGATTGCCATCCAACTGTTGCCGAGTTAGCCATTGCCCCAAGTCCTGCCGTATCCATCTGAACTGCCGTCCAAGTTGAATCATAAATAGCCGTTGCACCTGCCGTAGATGTTATACTTCCTGAGATAGCTACCGTATCCGTTGATGCTTTAAGTCTTGTGAAAGTAACAGGATGACTATTGACATTTACTCCAGTACCAAGACGAGTGTAAATACTATCTAACTTTAATTTACTTGGTGCTAAATAATTAGTACTTTGGTCTGAAATTTCTGCATATATGGCACTCGATGTGCTTTCAGTTGCCGCATTTGTTGGAAGAGACATTGTCCAAGTGCCTGCTTGAGTAGCATCAACAGTCAACGCACCTGATGGGTTGACCTTTACATCAACATATCCACCACCACCGCCTGTGGTCAATCCGTGCATAACCGCATTCACAACTAATCCTGTATCTGCCGATACTATTGACGTGCCTAATGTCTTCTTAGTAACACCTGATATAGTCGAATTAACGCTACCTGTTATCGTCACACCTGTACCTAACTTTGCAAGGTTAACACTATCTTGATACATACGCTTGTAGATGCTATCGGTCTTTAGTTTTAATGGTTGTAGGCTCGACATTGACGCATCAATACTACCTGTGGCAGCGTAGATATTTTCCAATACATCTTGCGTTGCACTTGGAATAGATGATACACCAACACCGCTTCCAAGACGAGTATAAATGCTATCAGTCTTTAACTTCATAGCCGTTTGAATAGTAACCAATGCGGTATCGTTTACTTTCATTGATGCACCGACTCGTTGTATCTCACCGATGACATTGCTATTATTAACCGCACGAATAACACCACCATATTGTGCTTGTGCGTTGATTGTGAGCAGACTTACTGCTATGATTGTTATTAGTTTTTTCATATTTTTTATCCTCTTAATACTCTTATTTTACCATTTGCAAATCTGAACTCGCAATCTTCTTGCTTGTAAATTGTTGTCGCTACTCTTTCATCAGCGTAATATGCTGTTGATCCACTTAAACTAACTACATAACTTATATCTCTATTGATGAACATACAAGTATTGTTCTCAGTAGTTAAATGGTCTAAGTTAAAGTTAATATCACTCACAAGCGTTCCATTCTCCAAGATATAACACTTGCCATTTTCGGCAATTAATTCACCACCGACAATCATTCCAAGTGTAACAACTACATTTGTCAAACCTCCACTAACACCTTCTCCATCTTGCCCTTTAATATTCGCTACAAGTACCCAAGTGCCATCAACCTTGTTATACACATCTCCGTTACTATCGTTGAGATAATAATCTCCATTCTTTCCTTTACCTACTTTCGGCAACCCAATATCATTATACCAAACGGATGGACCATAACTATATATCGGCACAATGCCCCCACCTGCGACTGCATAAGTCGGCACAACATCATCATTGATAGTACCAACAAATATCTCTTCTTCCATTGATAAGATAGGCGCATCGATTGTATCAACAATATAACCCATTGCAGGGTCAAGTTCAGTACTCATTAAGTCAACGAAATGCGAAGAATATTCAAGTACTACTAAATAACGATTGCTTTGTGTATAATCTAACTCACGACCACTTTGATACATCGGTGAGCAGTTCAATGGCTTAAAGTTTTGTAATGCACGATGAACCGAATCCTTTAAATCAAGTAACGATAATTCAAGGTCAATATTACCTTCCGAATTATATTGCTCTTGCTCTATCATCACTCTAAAAGTTACCTCATAAGATAACGCATTCGCACCGATTGGAAGTCCTGTGGATAATACCGTTTCAAGAAAACAAGCAGGTTTCGCATAGACCATCATATCAGGTTGTTCATCTCGTTGGTCTGCCCATATCATAACATTCAAACCAACAACATTACCATCTTGATTAGTGCATTGCACCGATTCAAGTTTAGTTACTACCGATTTGATTGACTCTTTGATTCCCATTTTATGCGGTTGCGTATTTAAGTTGATTCTCTCCTGCTGCGATTGAATAATTTTGTACCAATGATTGATTGGTTTGAACATTAACCAAGTTTTCATCGAATAGGAATACTTGCCCTTGTACTGGGTTTGTGTTCACCCCTTGATGATTATTATCATCCATTAATTTACCCAACAAATTCAACGTGCCATAGGTGTTTAGGCATACGTCATATATGGTACTATTTGATATTGCTATAAATTCACTCATATAGTTACATTTGGATTGATTATCAATGTTCCATCACTTGAATAACTCACGGAAGGATTGTTGCAAATATACAAATCTCTCTGCAATTCTATGATAGTTTTTCGTGCGACATCACTCTCCATTCCTTGCGAATTTAGATACATTCCAATGTTGACTCCATCGTTAGGAAATTCCTTGCACTCACCTTGTCGAAGTTGGATCGTGTCTTCAATATGTTGTATATCTGATTCACTCCAAGATATGTCGTTGTTAGCGTTCATATAATCCTTGTCTATTCCTATATCGTATCGTGGTTGCATTAGCCTTGTGTTATGTTTGTATTTTCTAAATCGGACGCTTGAGTTTTAGTGATAACACCTGTTTCTTGGTCTTGTGGTAGTATAGGTGATGTTGTTGCAGGTCCTGATACACCAACATACGGATGCGTGTGTGCATTATATTTCTGCGCTAAGTCCTTCACGAAGTCCTCCAAGTTATTCAACTGAGTAACCACATTGTCCAACTTTACAAGTCCTTTCAAATCACCGCCTAACATCGTGATACTATCAACCCCTGAATACTTAGCCACGAATGGTGCAGTATATTCCGACATCATCACTACAATCGTACTTCCGATAGTAGGCTTCATAAGTAACCCATCATCGGCAGATGCCATCAATCGGACAGTTAAGGTATTGGCAGATTTACCGCCTATCATTGTCACCTCGCACGTTCTGTCCGTCATTGATACGCTATTAACTTCAGCGTCAAACATACGCACCTTATCGGTAAGGTGTGTGTTCGTTATCATTCGTATAGCTGTTGCAATATCTCCCATTATCCTATCTTATAGTGTAGTTTAATTGTTTGTCGCAGTCCTGAAGTACCGCCTGAATACGTTACTCCTTTCACCTTATACAACCCATCTTGTTCAGGTTGTTTAGGATTCTTGATACGCACATTATCTCCGTATCTTACGAATGGTATTCCGAACGCTTGGAATGAACCTGTTAAACCATCGTATCGCATTAGTTCAAGTTGCTTCGTTGCACCTGCTATGAGGTCTGCTTCCGTCTTAGCCGATGGGTCGAAAAAAGTAGTTCGTTCACCTTCAGTATTATCAGGAGTATGTTCGCCTGATTTGATACTTGTTGTAGTTATCTCACCATTCTTTAATGTAACAAGAACTTCGATTCGTTCTTTCTTTAGCTTCTTTGAACCATCCTTGTTGCTTCCATTATCTTTCTCAATAGTGTTGTATGCTCTTGTTGATACAACCACATCTTCCTTGCGTTGAAACTCTAATTCTTGACCATCAGCAGGAACATTGCCTTGCTGACCATTCATTATGAATATCTGCTCTTGTGCCTCTGCGGTGTTATATTCCATCACTCCACATCGTAACTCATTACCACGCATATAAGTCGTTAAACCGAATAGCTTGTGCAACCTTTCTAAGAACTGCGCCCCTGTTTCGTTCTCCACGATAATAGCACCAACAGTTGTTGATGATTCTTGATTCACTACGATTGCGTCTGCGGTTGGATGTTTATCTGCGACTTGGTCTACTATGTCTTTAAGAATAGTTTCGATAGTATCAGTCGCTTTATAGGTCTTGTTCTTTAATGCCGTTTGCTTGAGCAACCACATATTATCCTCAACATCAAAAGTGATTGGAATCTTTGCGTGAACTCGTGTGATATAGCCGTCTAATATCTGCGAAGTTTCATCAACCCAACCCCAAGTTAGTGATGGCTTTTGATACCTATAACCAGCAGTCAATGTTATCTTATCACCTCGCATAATAAGTGGCTCTGAATTGAACCCACCGATATTAACTTTCGATCCATTCAAAGGATTCAACGCATTACCTTCATCCTTGTAATATAAGTTCTTCGGTATGGTTATTGTTCCCTTACTCGACATCTCTTTCCACGTTGATTCATAAGTGTATGATTCCAAAAAGTCAAGCCTTATAATCTTGTTATGATTAGGGTATGCCGTTGATGGCATTTGCTTAATGGTTATATAGTTCAATACGTTATACACTTGCTATCCTTAATTGATTTGCGTATTCAGATATGCAGTTGATTGAAAATGTTTGATACGATATACCACCTGCTTGTTGTGGTAAATCATAACTCTCTACTACTACATCAGTAATGCCGAGTTGATTCAAATAAGGACATACCACACCGATAGATATTGGTGCGTCTAACATTGCCTTCAAATCAAGTCTATCTTGTACAGGTTCAACACCATTCGTACTTGTGATAGTACCGACTATTGAGATGGCATAATCATCAAGTCCAATGTATTCTTTCACCGAACCATCTCGCCCTTGAATCTGCGTCTTAATAATCTGCTTCGCTTGTGATATACTTATTAATGCAGACTTTAATATAATGTCAGGGAATGACTTTGTTTGCCCATCTATTGCAGTTGGATAACTACTTCCGTTAAACTTGATAACCGTTGGTGCGTTGTTTAGTATCATTATTGTCCTGCTGTATGAAGTGATGAATTAATAGCGTTCAATAACGCATCTGCGACCATATCTTTAACCCTATTTGCACCTTCCTTGATGTTGGTAGTGTTGATAGTAAACTCCTTAATAATATCGTTTATTTGCATATTGATGGTAACTGATTTGCTACCAGTTGCCTTGTCCGTCTTTGGAGGTGTTGCACCTGATGCTTTTGCGCCTGCACCTGCCGTTGATTTGGCTGATGTTAGTGCAGGTTTCGTTGCACCAAATGCTTGTGCTGCTGATACTCCTGATTGATATTCTGATACTTGACCTTTTAGTTTATCAATGCCTTTTTGCATATCATCGGCTTGAGAACTAAATCCTCTTTCACGCAATAGCTTTTGTCTATCAGTCGCTTTTTCTAAATCAGATTCGGCTTGTTTCAAATCTTGTTGCTCTAACTTGATATAACTTTCGGATAGTTGTTTTCGCAATGCAAGTTCATTTCCTCCTGCTTTTACCTTTCTTTTTAAGTCTTCTTCAAGCGCACTTGTTGTACTACTTGCGTGTCTCTTCGCATTATCTTGTTGCATTTGCAATGCTCGTTCACTTGCTTGAGATACATCATACCAAACTGCTGCAAGAGCAGATACGGCAATTACAAGTAACCCAACAGGTCCAAGTAATGCCGTTGTAGCTACTGCCGCTTCAGTTTCTGCAACTGCTGCTGCCGTTGTAGCAATAGCAAACCCTTCGACAAATGGAACAACAGTTACCATTGCCGTTGCAAATACACCTATACCAACTGCAAGGTCAGCAATTAATTCTTTATTTTCTTTCACCCATTTAACTGCACTACTTAATCCTTCTATCAAAGATGTTAATGCAGGTTTCAAGTCCATTATCAATGCCATTACCATACCACCAATCTCTTCACGCACATTGTTAAATTCGTTCTTTAGTACAACCATTGGACCAGTACCGACTTGTGATGCAGCCAATGCTGAACCACCAAACTCGCCTTGTAATTCTTGAAGTATTAACTTCTGCGCACCTGCAACATCATTCATTGCAACCATACTTTTGATGGTAGATTTCTGCGCTTCGGTGAACGATACACCTGCTCTTGACAATGCAGTTATACCCTTAATAGGGTCATTCAATGCCTTACCTACTTGGAGTGTAGTACCTTGCAAATCACCACCCATCTTTGTTGACATATCAACAATAGCAGGAATGGCATCCATATAGATGGTATCCTTTACTTTTGTAAATGTTGCAAGTAAAGATTGAGAACTCGTGATGGCATCATCGTCAAACAATGACTTCTTCATCAATGCTTCTGATTGCTTGTCCAACGCATCACGATTCAAGTTAGCTGCATTAGCCGTACTTCTTAATGTTGCGTCTAATTGAGCCGATGCTTGAGCCGATTCGTTGAACATATCAACACTCTTGTTGATGAATGCCAATCCTTCATAAGCCCCAAAGAATCCGAGTGCAGTAGTTTTAACTTTATCAAATGCCGAATCCAACGCACGAGTAGAACCTATTGCACCATTGATTCCTGATTGGAAGCCGTCCGATTTAAGTCCTAATATGTATTCTACTATGTTTGCCATTACTCGAATTTAACTTGATGTGCTACTTCTAAGAACCACTTTGCTCTACAATACTCCTTTGCAAATTCATCATCTGATAATGCCTCAGGGTCTAAATGACAACAACACCGAATATACGCAGCCATACGGTGTATATCTTCGGTGTCGTTGTTAATTTTGTATTCGCTTAGTTTTTTTTAAAGCGATTTGTTACGATGGTAATAACACCAAGACAATGTTGAACTACACCTAATTTATATGGCTCGCAATCGTACGTTTCGCCATAAGTCAACGGATGCGATTCTTCTTTGATTTGGTATATCAACCGAAGTTCCTCTCCTGCTGCATACATATCTAACTCACTTGCTTTGCCCCTTAACGCTACCTTTCTTACATAGTTCGGCCCTTTAATGTAGCTTACTATCCTCTCGTTAGTTTCAGGTTTGAATTGTACGCAAACGTGAACTTTGCCTACGTTATGTGCCGTTGCTAATTCGATACACTTATCTTCATAACTCTTGCGTTCTTCATCACTGATGATGTCTGTTAATACTGTTACTTCTTTTGCCACTTTATTTTGATTTAATAGTTACGAATTATACTCTATCAATACCACCGATTGCCAATGGAATGTCAAGCAATACTTTTGTATCTCCTGCACTCACTGAGAATGGATTCGACTTGAAGTTTACAGCGTGAAGTGTCTCTTTGCGATACCCTCCTGTTGCTGCCCCACCGAACACTATCGTTACCTCGAATGGAGGTAATGATAATGGGTCTTTCAAAGGTGATGCGTCAATGATACGATTCCAAACATCTTTGTAGATGCTTATAGATCCTGTGTACTTTTTTTGACCGAATCCTCTTGATGTTGGATTAACACCAAGAGAATAGTTATCGTCAATAGTTTGCTCTTCCATATATTCGACCTTAGTGATACCGATTACAGGTCCTAAGATTGGTATGATGACGGTGATATTAACGCTTGAATAGTTAACTCCGTTTAATAATGCTGTTGCCATTTTGTTATGCTATTGATGGTTTAAATCCGATTGGAATAGATATGATTCGTGCAACTCCATTGATTACCAATGTTACTGCGATAGTTAGCGTTGATGTACTAAGTACATTTTGTGTAGGATTGATTGTCACCGATTTAGCAGATAATTCGCCATCTTTAACCATTTGGTCAAGTGCTGCATTACCAACATTCTCAAAGTAAGCAATCGTGTTATCGGTGATAGTTCCATTAGCGTTGAACGTGATAGGTGAGTTCAATAATGGAGTGTAAGCCGAGTACAAGTTACGTTCCGCTTTACAGATGGTGCGGTTGTTTTCGATATAGGCATAGTCTGAGGTAGTGGCGACCGCACACGGTGAATCTACCCAAAACGTACCGCTCACACCTGTAAATTTCTTTGACCATAAATGACGCTTAGAGAATAATCCCTCTAATGCTGATTGGCTTAATGCTGTCCATAATTGACCATTGCAAAATTCGACTATTTCATTCTCAACACCATCGCTGATATTAAACTTACCAACCCAAGCGATTGACTCGCTTACCTTAGCCAATGCAATTGTACCTAATGCACAACCGATGTTCGTGATTGATTTCTTAGCACCACTTACTAATGATGATTCAAACAAGAAGTTACCTTTACCACCTCCATCTTGAGAGATGACCGATGTAACAAGATTAGTTGTTGCAGTAGAGAAATCAAATACAGTTGTGATGTCGGCAGTTGCTACCAAGTTACCTGCGTATAAGATACTCAACGGCTTGTAGTTCGTCTTATTAGTATTCGCTATTGTGTTGAGTATTGTAATATCACCACTTGCCCAAGTACCATCTTTAAACACGGCTACTTGACGCATTGAACCATTTGCATAAGTTTGCATATCGGTGATCTCGGTGTAAGTAGTTGATGTGTTGTACAAACCAACATACAAGATACCTTTTGGTTGCATACGGAAGAACTCGCTAATATGATAATAGTGAATTGCCGATTGTGAACTTGCACCACCTGTGAACTGAGTGATAGTACCTGCGATTGCAGTACCTGTTGTTACATAAGTTGCAGTTATTGGAGTACCTGAGTTCAAGAATGAACCCTGAGCCTTAGGTGCTGTAACCGTAACCGTTGCCGTTGATGACGTTGCGCTATATCCGTGAGTTGCAGTACCTGAGTTAATGATGTTCTTGATAGCCGTTGCTACTAAAGTAGTGGTTGTATCAGCAGCAACTTTGGTATAAACTCCGAGTGAAGTTGTACGAGTTGCGCCTGTTAATGGATTCAAATCTGCGACTTTCAATTCTACTGTATTACCATCTGAACCAACTGCCGTAACTGCATAAGAACCTGATGCTGTCGTAGCGTCTGAATAATCCTTTACGATACCTGCTGCAACTGCATCATCAGCACTATACAAGGCTTTAACTCTTGCAGTTGTAGTGAACCCTGATGGCAATACTGTTGCATAAGTTGACGAGAATACTGCGTATCCGCTTATATGGTCTTTACTTTCAAGTGGTCGACCTAATCCACCGCTACCTTCTATGAAGGTTATATTTGGCTGTGCCATTGTTGTTGTGGTTTAAAGGTTAACTTATGCTGTTACTGCTCGTCCGATTTCTTGCCAGTCTGTACCATTGAATACGAAAGAGATAGTAGCTTTCTTAGAAGCCGTTACACTCAATGTACCTGCTGATGTAAATCCTGTAGAAAAAGTAACGACACGAGCAGTACCATCAGCACTAAGGATGAATCTAACCTCATCTCCAACATAAGGAGCAGTTGTTGAGTTACCAACATTGATTGTTACCGATGGTGTAGCTGTTGAAAGTGCGCAAATAAAGAATGTCTTTGTTGCGTTTGCTTTAGTCGTACAAGCGATAGTAGAAGCCGATGTTAAGGTTTGTGTATCTACTAAAATCTTGCGTCCTGTGTTGTCGGTATTCTTTGTACCTAAAAATCTATTTGTAGTTGCCATTTCTATTTATTTTTTGTTGTTGTTTTAACTTCTTTTTTTGTTGATTCGGGATTTAGTATCTCTTCCCTTGAGAATGATGTTGGATAGTTTTTACTATTCTCGTTCCAAGTAAAACTTAAGCCGTCTTCAGATAGCCATACCTTTTCGATATGGCTATTGAAGGCTACTTCTTCTTTTATTATTGAGAGAATCTGTTCTTTAGTGTAACTCATATTAAACGTAGTTTACTACTTCTTGTGTGAATCCGAATTGAACATCTAATTTGCAAAGCATTTTAACGTAGAACAATTCAGAGTTATTTTGTACTTTATTCATTTCCAACTTAGCATCATCAACCGAGTTCATACCTACCCAAAGGTTTGAATCCATTCCTGCACTACCTTTAGCGAACATCATTTTGTAAGCAGGGAAGTCAGCAATACGAACTACAGGTAAACCTCTATATTTCAAATCTAACTGCATTGATTGATAGTCAGCACCTTTGTAAGTTTGTGCGATGATAGCTTTAGCATAAGCATCATACAAGTCATAAGACAAGAACAACTTCATAGAAGGGTCATACTTCAAAGAAGCAGGAATCAAGTCATAGATACGTTGAACTTCAGCTAAGATATTAGCAGCAAGAGTTGTAGTCAAGATTGAAGAACCTGCTAAATCCAATGTGTTAGCATCGTCAGTTGCTTTCTTAACGAATCCGTCAAAGTACTTGTAGATACCTGTTCCAGTTGAATCACCAGCCCAAATCATCTTATTTACATATCTATCGTGACGCTTTAATACTTGTTGGATAACTACTGATTCAACTGATGCAGGTAATGTGCGGTCGATTAAAGTAGGGTTAAGTTGTTGAGCATACCAATGGTCTTCAAAATCACGAGGATTGAACTCCATATAAATCATATAATCGGCAGGAGTCAATGTACGAGAATCGATTGTTTGACCACCTTTACTAACAGGTGTTGCCATACGATCTTGAATCAAGTCTTCGTAGTCAGCATCCCAACGTGGAATCGTGAACTTTTTCTTGATACCATCTTTCACATAAACGTGACCACCTTGAACTGTATCGTTACCAGTGATGGCACGAACGATGAACTGAGCTGCTGCTTCACCTGCGTAGGTTGCATCAGAGATTGTGAATCCGTCTCCTTTCAAAGAACCTGATGGAGTTAAGTTAGGAATAGTTGCACCAAATGCTTTAGCCGCACCGATAACTGCTCCAATAGCGAATAGAATCCCTGCTACCATTAATGGTGATGCACCTACTGCCATTGACAGAGTTGTACTAACGAGGGCAATAAGTACAAGTGATAGTGCGAATTTTTGTGTTTGTTTCATTTTAGAATTATGAGGGTTTAGTTTTTAACTTGGTTTTTAGCGGTGATGTTAGCCATAATAGATGCAGCAGTTTGAGGTTTCAATCCTTCAGGTGCATCGTTAGGTTTTGGTGCTGCTACGTTCAATGGCAAGTCTTCTAAGATTGACTTAGTTCCTTCCATATCCAACTTAGCAAGGTTAACCCATTTAGTGAATGTTTCGGCTTTGTTACCGATACGAGCCTTAAATGTGTTTACCAATTCGGTAGCTGATGCAGTAGCTTCTGCTTCCAATGTAGCTTCTTTAGATGCTTCTAATTCTGCTTTAGCTTGGGTTAATTCTGCTTCTAATGAAGCGATTCTTGCTTCTGCTTCGATACGAGCCTTGTTAGCCGTTTCGGTTGCAGCAGTAGCGACATTTGTTGCTTCTTGCAACTTGTTGATAGCCTCTACGATTGATGCTTCGTTTGCATCTGCGTTATGGTTCAACTTATTCGTGACTTGTG